GCATCAACAATTGCAGAATTAGTATCTGCATGGGACACATCAGTTCTTGGCGATTCACCTTACGCAGACTAATAAAAAGAAACAGGATAAACTAATATGCCAATTTCAAGAATTAAAACTGATGGAATACAGGATGATGCCGTAACAACTGCAAAGGTTGCTGATAGTGCAGTAAATTCTGCCAAGATCGGCGTAGATGTTATCGCTGCAGAAGATTTAGCAGCAAACTCTGTTACTGTATCTGAAATAACAAATGGTGCAGTAACGAGTGCAAAACTAGATACAAATATTACAATTGCTGGAAACTTTGATGTAAGTTCTGGAACAATCAAGCTAGACGGAAACTATCCTGTTGGTGGTAACAACGTGGCGTTGGGTGATACTGCGCTAGATAGTAATGTGTCTGGGGCAAACAATGTTGCAGTGGGTAGTGCCTCAATGTCGGCAACAACGTCTGGTAATTTTAATTCTTCTGTCGGTGCTTATTCATTAAATCTAAATACAACAGGGTCATCAAATACTGCATTTGGCAGTGGTTCTTTAGAAAATAATAATGGAAGCAACAACGTAGCTGTTGGACGTTCTGCCCTACAGTCAAACACCACCGCCGATCTCAACACAGCTTTGGGGTATCAGGCTGGTATTAATGCTACTACAGGAGGCATTAATACTTTTGTTGGAGCGTTATCTGCTGGCAATGGTGTTGTAACTGGAACTCATAATGTAGGGCTTGGCGCTGAAACATTATACCGCTTAACCAGTGGAGTATCCAATGTTTCTATTGGCTATCAATCAATGCAATTTAACAGTACAGGTGATTCTAACGTAGCCATCGGCCGTGAAGCGCTTGAGAACAACACTACCTCAAGTAACAACACAGCGATTGGTACTAATGCATTAAGAGCCTATCAAACAGGTGGAGATAACGTAGTTATAGGTATGAACGCTGGCTACACATTAAATGGTAATGGCAACTGTACCTTCCTTGGAAGGGGTGCTGGGTTTGATACTACAGGTGGTAATAACACTTTTGTTGGCTACTCATCGGGTGCTGGAGTAACTTCAGGAACTAAGAACACTATTGTTGGCCTATACAACGGCAACCAACACAGCCTAGACATCCGCACCTCAAGCAACATGATCGTGCTGTCTGATGGGGATGGTAAACCCCACTTAAAGTGTTTTGCAGATGGAAGATGGTATTTTGGGTTATCTACTACAGGTAATGGACACATTAACCTAGTTGGTGAGTTTGGTTCAAGTTATAAAGCTATAGAGTTTCAAAGAACAAACGGTGGCTCGTCAGTTGGTTCAATAACAACAGGCACTTCATCTGTTTCTTACAACACATCCTCAGACTACCGCCTTAAAGAAAACGTAGACTACACATGGGATGCTACAACTAGATTAAAGCAACTCAAGCCAGCAAGGTTTAATTTTATAGATGATGCTGATACTACAGTTGATGGTTTCTTAGCTCACGAAGCACAAGCAGTTGTACCAGAAGCAGTACATGGAACACACAACGAAGTTGATGATGATGGTAACGCAGTAATGCAAGGCATAGATCAGTCTAAACTTGTACCACTATTAGTAAAAACCATTCAAGAACTAGAAGCACGTATCACAGCCCTAGAAGATGCTTAAACTAATCTATGCCATATATGTGTAAGTAAAAAATATAACATCTAAGGCACAATCCTTATAAATAGAACAAAGGAGACTGTGTTCGATGGCAACGATTTCAAATTTATTTGTAGACCAAGGTTCAGACTTTACTACTACAGTAACAGTCAATGATGCATCTGGTTCTGCTCTTGACTTGACAAACTTTACTGCACTTGCTATGATGCGAAAAACGTATCAATCTGCAACTGCAACTACGTTTACCTCTGCATTCGCATCAGATCGAACCACAGGTCAAATAACAATTTCACTAACAGATGTTCAAACAACTACTCTTGAATCGGGTAGGTATGTTTATGATATGGTCATAACTGCCGCTGACGGTACTAAAACGAGAGTCGTTGAAGGTATTGCAACTGTCAACCCAAGCGTATCAAGGAGCTAGTATGTCGATAACCGCAAAAGTAAACACTCCAAGAACAGTAGTCGGTTCGGTATCTCAAGGAAACCAACCCCAAGTAACTAGAGTTACAGTACCAGGCCCACAAGGGCCTACAGGCGCTTCTGGATCATCACAAAATAGAATAAGTGATGCTCTAGATGTGGATACTACATCGTTTGGATTAAATGACGGTTCATTGTTACAGTACAAACAATCTATAGGTAAGTTTGTTACGAGAACAGAATTAGATACAACCAGCGGCGTCCTTGTGCTGAATGGTGGAAATTTTTAAAATAGGAAGAGAAAAATGTCAGTAACATTACAGATAAAAAGATCCACTGGTAGTTCGGCTCCCGGCTCTCTATCAGATGGTGAATTAGCATATACAAAAGGTGATGATAAACTTTATATTGGTGATGGGTCAACGGTAAGACTTATCGGTGGTAAATCATTTAATGACTTAATAGATCATACAGCAGGAACGCTCACAGCAAGTTCTGGAATTATCGTTGATAGTAACAGTGCAATTGATGGCCTTAATATTGGTAATCATGCAACAACAGGTGGTTCACTTCAACTAAAAGAAGGAACGAACAACGGTGCTCACCACGTTCAACTTAAATCACCAAATGCTCTTGCGGCAAATGTTGCATTTACTTTGCCTTCAGCAGATGGTAGTTCAAATCAATTTTTGAAAACAAACGGCTCTGGACAACTATCTTTTGGTACAGTAACCCAAACACTTTCACTCGCCGCAGATAGTGGTTCTAATGATACATTCAACACTGGTGGAACATTAACATTCAGTGGTGGAAGTGGAATAACAACAACAGTTTCAGATGATGAAATATCAATTGCTGGTGATGATGCAACTGCATCTGCAAAGGGTGTTGCTTCTTTCGCATCTGCTGATTTTACTGTATCATCTGGTGCAGTATCAATTAAAACTGGTGGTGTTTCAAATGGACAACTTGCTGGTTCAATTGCGAATGCAAAACTTGCTAACGATGGAATTACAATCGGTAGTACTGATACATCACTTGGTGATACAATCACTGCATTGGCAGGAATGACTGCAATTGCTGTTGACAACATTACACTTGATGCAAATACAATTTCGACAACTAACTCAAACGGTGACATGATACTTGCTCCAAATGGTTCTGGTTCAGTAACAGTTCCTTCTGGATATACATCAAGAGCAGGATTTGGTTCAGACTCACTTGTAAACAAATCATATGTTGACAGTGTTGCAAACGGACTTGACGTTAAGTCATCTGTAAGAGTTGCTACAACTGCAAACCTTGCCGCAACATACAACAATGGTGCTGGTACATTGACTGCATCCTCTAACGGTGCAATCTCAGTAGACGGTGTTACTCTTGTAGTAAATGATAGAGTTCTTGTAAAAGACCAATCAACTGCGGCACAGAACGGTTTCTATAAAGTAACGACTGTTGGTTCTGGTTCTGCTGCATTTGTTCTAACAAGAACACCAGATGCAGACGCTGCTTCTGAATTGACTGCTGGTGCATTTACATTTACTGAAGAAGGTTCTGCAAACGCAGACAACGGTTATGTTCTAAGTACAAACGGTGCAATTACACTTGGCACTACAGGAATTACATTTGAACAATTCTCAGGTGCTGGCCAGATTTCTGCTGGTAACGGTTTAACAAAAACTGGTAATACAATTGATGTTGTAGGAACAGCAGACAAAATCACAGTAAGTTCAAATGCAATTACGATTGCTAGTTCTTATGTTGGACAAACATCTATTACTACACTAGGAACAGTTGCAACTGGTACATGGAATGCTACCACTATTGGAACTGCATATGGTGGTACTGGTTTAACTTCTATCGCAAAGGGTTCTGTTCTAGTAGCAAACTCCGCTAATACTTTGTCTGCACTTGATGGTGGTGGTACTAATGATGGGTTCTTATCCTATACGGCAAGTTCCGATACATTATCTTTTGCAACTAGTATTGACGGCGGCACATTCTAATAAGTAGTCTTGGAGGATAATTAACTATGGCTACTATTGCGATAAAACCAAAACGGTCAGAGACAACATCTTCTGTTCCTTCTGGAAGTGATTTGGAAACAGGAGAGATTGCAATCAACTCTGCTGACTTGAAGATATACACTAAACAAGCAGACGGAACTGTCGTTGAAGTTGCCAATAAGGGCGCAGAAGAAGGTTTCGCAATAGCATTAGCAGTAGCATTAGGATAAAGAAATATGGCAGTACCAAGTACAAGAACAAATTTTAAGGAGTGGTGTCTTAGGAGTCTAGGTAAGCCTGTAATTGAAATTAATGTTGACCCAGATCAAGTCGAAGATAGAATAGACGAAGCACTTCAGTATTTTTCACAGTATCATTATGATGGTGTTGAAAGAGTGTATCTAAAATACCAAGTAACTCAGGCTGATATTGATAGAGCAAGAAGTGATAATAGTCTTGCAACTGTAACAGATATTGATAATACAACAACAGCAGTATGGAAAGAACAGAAGAACTATATTCCTGTTCCTTCTAGTGTTATGTCTATTGTTAAGGTATTCCCTATGACAGACAAGTCCTCAACAGGAATGTTTGACATTAGATATCAATTACGATTAAATGACTTGTACGATTTTAGCTCTACTTCTGTTATTCATTACGAAATGACTATGCAACATCTAGATTTTCTAGATCATATTCTCGTTGGGGAAACTGCAATACGCCACAACCAACATCAGAATAGATTGTATTTAGATGCAGACTTCCAACAGGACTTTGTTGATGGCGACTATATTCTTATTGAATGTTATCGTAACTTAGACCCTGCTACATACCCAGATGTTTGGAATGATATTTTTCTAAAGAAATATTGTACACAACTTATTAAGAAACAATGGGGTGCAAACCTTTCTAAATTCCAAGGTGTTCAGATGTTGGGTGGAGTTTCACTAAACGGTGAGCAAATATATACACAGGCTCAGGAAGAAATTGATAAGTTGGAAGAGCAAATCCAACTTGCATATGAATTGCCTCCTATGCATATGATAGGATAAGTTTATGCCAACTAATGTATATTTTGATACAGGTACAAAACCAGAGCAGTCTCTATATGAAGATTTGATGATAGAGCAACTGCAAATTTATGGGCAGGATGTATATTACATTCCTCGTAAAATGGCTGGTGTAGATAAAATCTTTAATGAAGATATTAGTTCTTCGTTTGAAGATGCATACCTTATCGAAATGTATATGGAAAATGTTGACGGATATGAGGGTGAGAAAGACCTTATGTCCAAGTTTGGTTTAGACATACAAGACGATGCAACATTTATTGTTGCTAGAAGAAGATGGGAACAGTTTATATCTGTTGATAATAACATTCTTGTTTCTTCAAGACCAAATGAGGGAGACTTGATTTACTTCCCTAAAACATCTAAGATGTTTGAGATTACTTTTGTAGATCACGATGACCCTTTTTATCAGGTTCATAACCTACCTACATACAAACTCAAGTGTAAAACTTTTGAGTATGCTTCTGAAGGTTTGGATACTGGTATTGCAGAGATTGATGCGATAGAGATAGATAATAGTTTAGACTTGTTATCACATCAACTTACATTGGAGAGTGGAACTGGTACAGGTTCACTTATTTTAGAAAACGTAGTAGAGGGAGCCTCGTCTTCCTATATAATACTAGAAACATTTAACATTGCAACAATAGATGAGAATTCGATGAACGATGACTTTGAGTTGCTAGATGATAATATATTAGACTTTACCGAATCAAATCCATTCGGTGACGCTGGGATGAAATAATTATGATAGGACAATATTTTTATAACCAATCTACACGAAATGTTGTAGTTGCTTTTGGTACTTTATTCAACAATATTCAGTTGAGTAAAAAGGATAACGCTGGAAATGTCATACAGACATTGAAAGTTCCTCTTGCATATGGCCCAAAACAAAAGTGGTTGACAAGACTTACAGAAGACCCCAACTTGACAAAGAAGGTTGCGGTTACTTTACCTCGTATTGGGTTTGAGATTAGTGGTTTAGAATATGACCCATCTCGTAAACTAAACAAGATTATCAAGGTAAAGAAAGTTGCAGATGGTGCTGATGCTGACCAGATTAAATCTGGATTTATGCCTGTGCCATATAATATCAACTTTGACTTGTATGTTCTTGCAAAAAGTTCTGATGATGCATTACAAATTGTGGAACAGATGTTGCCATATTTCCAACCAGAGTACACAGTTACTATGAGGGAAGTTCCAGAGTTAGATATTGTTCGTGATGTTCCTATCGTGTTGAATAGTATTAGTTATGAAGATGATTATGAAGGCGATTTTGCAAACAGAAGAAGTATTATTTACACATTATCTTTTACTGCAAAGTATCACTTGTATGGCCCAGTAACATCTACAAATGTTATTCGTAATGTACAGGTTGACCAGTATGCAGATATGCCTGTAAATGCACCTAAGAGAGAACAGAGATATACAGTTACACCTACTCCTGTGGGAGTTTCGGGTACAGATTTTGATCCAGATGACGATAACTTTGGATTTAATGAGACAACTTCTTTCTTCCAAGATGCTAAAAATTATGATGAAAAGTCTGGCACAGATACAGATGACGCATAAATAATACAAAGAATTAGGAAAACGATATGGCAAGTACATTAAAAGTAAATGAAATTCAACACACTGGTGGTACTACTGCACTAACCATTGATAATGGCGGTAGAGTCTTACAACCAACAAAACCTGCTTTTAGAGCATATAGAGTAGGAGGTTGGCAATCTGTTGCTGCGTCTGGTGTTTGGTATGATTTGACCTTTAACCTTGAAGATCACGACATAGGTGGTCATTATAATACATCAACATATACATTTACTTGCCCATCAACAGGGGTATATTTCTTTGGCGCACAATACCAACATGATGCAAACGCCTCCGCTCAGGTTAGACTTTTTGCTAATGGAACAACTGAACTTGCTTATGCTGATAATAGTGTTCAAGGTGATATGTCACAGGTTTATGCAACACATTATATGACTGCTGGGCATACAGTTGTTGCTCAAGCAAAACTTGGTAACGTAAATGCAGACGATTGGTATGCAACATTACAAGCTTCGTTTTTCTTCGGGTATTTAATAGGATAGAAAAAAAATGGCAATTAGAAAAATCATATCAAGAAGTATCGGAGTAGATGTTATCGCCGCAGAAGATTTGGCGGCAAACTCTATTACGACTGCTGAAATCACAGACGGTGCAGTAACCGCTGCAAAAATTGATAGTAGTGTTACTTTGGGTGTTGGCGCATTCCAAGGAGATAACGCATCTGGTGGTTTGCGTGGTGACACGACAAACGGTAAAAAAGATATTTTCAGAGTTCACGAACAAGAATTAAACACAAACGTAACAATCGCATCAACGGACAATGCTCTTGCAGCAGGCCCTCTGTCGGTTGCAAACAATATCACTCTCACTGTTAGTGGTAACTTGACAATTGTATAGGAGATAGAGAATGGCATCAACATTAACAGTAGACACTATCGTAGGGGCAACAAGTGC